ACAGGTTAGTTTCGGAAATCGGTCACACCATCAGCCCGCCGCGGGACTGGACCAGGGGCGCCGAGTGGCTCCTCGAGGCAGTCACAAATACTTGGATACGGTCCAGCGGCTCAGCGAAGTGGGTGCTCGCGATGCGAGGTCTTCTCTCAGGGATCCGGGCTACACAAGGTATCAATACCACCTTGAACGTCATGTATTTGGCCATAGCGAATTGGTCAGCCACGAGGTTGTCAGCCCGTCCAGCTACGGAAAGTGTCAAGAGCCACGGCGACGATGTCGTCGCCATTGTGGACAGCTGGATGAGAGGAGTGTTGCTTTACTACACATGTGAAGAAATGGGCCTAGAGGCACAGGCTCTGAAAGTGACACTGGAACAAGGCCGGACACAATACCTCAGAATAGCGTATGAAGAAGACGGAGGAATGCGAGGTTACTTGGCCCGTGCGGTCGCCCGCTTCGTAAGCACGGAGTGGAAACCGCGATACGGCAGTGTCCTCTCCGACCGCCTGGGCGAGCTCAACGCTCAGGTCTGTCTTCTTGGAAGGCGTGGCATCCCGTTGGTTGGCCAGCAAGCAATCTTCAAAGAAATGAGGAAGTTCTACTCGGGAGTGGGCTCCAACCTGCCGGGCACGGTCAAGTTATCAGACGCACTGACCCATGCACCGGTGGAGTCCAACGGCGCGGGTATCGTGGAAGTGGACATCGACACATGGGACATGACCAAGCCGTTTGTCTACTCGTACCTCCCGAGCATGCCACGTGCGCCACAGATACCACCACGAGGCGAGGCACTCCGTCTGATCCAACAGATGCCCTCGCGCGCACTGTGGCGGTATTGGCACACACTGGAGCAGCAATGGCCAGAAATCTCCAATCTGCACACCTCCAAGACCAAGTTCCGCGCAGTCGGAACCGTGCACATTGGCGACTGCATGCTTCAACTGCCCAAGCACTTGCAGTATGAAGACCGCAAGGCGAGGAATGCAGCGTTCGTCGCTTGGACGCGCAAATGGCAAAGGGTGTGGAGTCTGTCGAAGACAGCAAGTTTCACACCAGCGCTGGACCCGGGACTGGCCCGGCTCGCGCTGGACTACGCCAACGCTGACGTTGAGCTACTGGTCGCCATGGCGAC